GTAGTATTCAGTTGTTTGGCCATTCTTTTGATTTACTGCAATTTTAAAGTTAGGACCGCGTAAAGAATTTGTAGTAATTTGTGTGTCTGCAGATATTTGAAAATCAATATTAAAGCTAACAGACTCCGCAACTTTATCCACCATCCATAATTCGGTCTTAATATCGTAAGCCTCAGGAAGCGGTTCGTAAAGTTTAATAAGTAGAGTAGCTTCACCAGTGTCGGCATCTTCTGAGTAGGCTACATTATTAGCAATGATTAATTCGTTATTTCCAAAGTCTAAATAAAAATCAGGAAAATAATTCTTTGTAGAAACATAATTTTGATACTGACTAAAAGCATTTAATATCAAAGTATTGCTTAGAACTTGAGAGGCTAATCGTATTTCTGTTCTTGATGAAGAGATCTCTTTAATCCAATAGAAAGTGCCAAAAGAAGAATTAAATAACTTTCTTAAAAAATTGTATTGAGTAGTAAGAATTCCTCTATTGTAACCTAAAGAAGTTAAATCTTTTTGAGGGTCTAATACCAACGCTGCGTACCTATTACCATTGATGGTATTCTTGGAATCTGGATAGTAGTCTTCTAATTGATAGTTAACAAACTCTAGGTTTCCGTTCTGATCGTACACAAAGAATTCTATATAATCACTTGAGTCTCCGTACTCTGCAGTTATGTAGTTCGATGTTATTAAGCGATCGTCTTGAGGAGTGTAATCCTGTTGAACAATGCCAGGTCCGTCATATATTATGTTAACTTTTTCCATTAAAGTACTTTATTGATAGTTAGATACGTTTGACTTAAGTCTAAAATTTGTTGACGAAGAGTATTAATTTCTTCTATCAATGCCTGTTTCTCTGGATCTAATACAGATCCTCCTATGTATTCTTGACTTCTTGCTATTAATGATTCGTGGGATTCTGAAGCGCCGTTTGCAGGAATATTAAAAAATAATTGATCGTAGTATCTAAAAAAATCTTCTACGGTAACAGTATCAGGAGCAGCGGCAGGTATCGCAGCTGGTACTAATTCTGTAAAACTAGAGTCGATTACCTTGTTATAGGTATTAACTCCTCTTACTTCTTTTACTAAATCTACCGTTGTTGACATTCTTATCTAATTATTTTAAAGATGTAATTGTTATCCACATCTATATTTTCTCCGGTTGGCAAGACAGTTTTTATTAATATTTTGTAGTACCTTTCAGGCTCTAATCCTGTCATATATAAGTCAAAATAACTACTAGTAGCATCACAACTTATTTTTGTATATGTTGTATCGAAGTCTACAATAATCTCTTCTGATTTTAAATCGTACAAAGACCAATAAGACGCTTGAGGTAGAGCTTTGTTTACATTATATATAGAAGATGTAGTGAAAGTTCTTGCTGGGTATTTGTCTCTTGCGTTGATTCTAAATCTATATTTTGTAGTATCAGACTTGTAATTACCTACATTGTTATCTAAACTCAATATAAATTGATTATTATTTATAACGCTTAAACTTCCTGTTGTATAAGAGCTATCGTCCCATTTCATTTCTAAAGTAGGAGGATATATAGTGTGAGTATCTACAGAGAAAAAGTTAAGAGCTACAAAACTAGCCGAGTAGTTCTCTACAGCAGTAGGATGTTTAACAATGAACCCACTATTTTGAGATCCGCTAAACCAACTGTTCACTATTGAAGTAACCTCTACATTTATGTCTTTAGCGTCTTTGTAAGTAAACGATTGAGTTGAAAAAGATCCTGTCCAGTTTCCACCGCCAGGAGTTAAAAAATAAGATGCGTTAGACCAAGAGTTAGAAGCAGTAACGTAAGAGTTTGGACTGAACCAAGAAACTCCATTAACTGTATCAGGAAAATCTGTGTATTTACCAGTACCCATTTGCCATGAAGAAGAGACTTGTCTAATTTCAAGACTATAAGTAGTGGATAGATTTTCTGCGTTTGCCAAATACAATTTTAAACCAGCTTTCCAAGATCCTGTACGATAAGATTTTATTGTATTAATATCTTCATCGCTAAATAATATTAAAGCTCTTCTTAAATCGTCGTTTGATATTATTGCGCCTGGATCTATATCAACAGAGTAGTCAACTAATGTAGGGTTGTTTTTAGCCGACACTTCCAATATTTCATCAAGACCAGTATTTTTTATTGGAAATCTTGAGTACATTGTTGCATCCGCTGTGGGAAATATTTTATATATTGCCATTTTTTATTCTTTAAAATGTTACTACTCTACCTTTTATGTCTGATTGCGGAAACTTTAATTCAAATATAGAAGGGTCCAATGAAGGATATATTACTCTGTTTAAAGTTGCTGCGCTAATATCGTAAGAGTATTTAGAGTAACTGTTTGCTTCTCCTGATTTATTTATTATAGAGACCTCTTTAACTGTTTGTACTCCATCTATTTGATCCAATGAAGCGTATATATCTCCCAATATAATTGGTTGATTTATTTGCCAATTGTCTTTATCAAAATAGTTTTGTAAAGTTAAAAGACATCTAGCTAAAACGTCTTGACTTGTATAATTAGGTCTTATTACAATATCAAAGTCGCAACCAATATTAATAATATAAGCGTTCTTAATGTTTATCGCGTCAGTTAACATTCTATAATCTGATATGTAAGTCTTTAAATTGGTCATAAGAGGCATAGAAGGAACGGCCAAATGATTGTTATTGTCCAAACCTAATACATAAAGACTCACCATTATTTGATCTCTTTGGCTGTTATCCGCAGCTAAATAGTTTGTATACGTAGCGTCGTCTTTTGTAATGTATGCTTTTGCAATCTTACCAAACTTAGAAGGCATGCTCAAACATCTTGCTAAATAGTCTTCTTGAGTAACCGCTCTTAATTGACTAGAAAACTCTGCTTGAATGTTTAATTTCAACTCAATATCAGAATCTCCATCTCCACCGCCTGAAGCTGGATTTACATTATTTGTTACTATTGTATTTTCGAAAGAGTAGTCTGCAGCTGTTACCGATTTATTTACAATATAAGTTAATTCGTTGGATAAAACGTTAGCAGAAGCTCCGCCTCCAACCAAATAGGTAAAAGTTAATGTGGTATTTTGAGGAGCCAATCCGTAAGTTTGTGTAGTAACAAAGTTAGTAGGATCGAATGCTGTATTTAATAGTGTCAAACCAGAAGTAAGACCTACACCAACTGCGTTAGGGTTAGGAATCACGCTAGTATCTGCAACTTGATTTATGCCAGATCCAAACTCTATATTCATTGTACCGTCAGCTTGATATCTCGTTGTGAATCTTCTAGGAACTGTTAGCTTTTCTATCATGTAAGGAACTTGATTAGAGCTTTGATAGAATTCTGGGTAGTTAGCGGCTGTATTGGTTACGGGGTTTAAGATATAGTCTTGCGCTAAGTAAGGAACTTCGTACCATAAGTTACCGTCAGAGTCTTGCACTTTTAGAATAGTAATGATATCAGTGTCCTGTAAATTTACTGTAACAAATCTTTCAGCGGTACCAAAATTAAATTGTTGAGTTTTAATTTGACCTGATATTGCTTGCGTATTCTTTTTAAGTAAGAAACTAGTTGGTACACCAAAAGAATCTATTGTATAAGTAGAAACCGTTGTTGGATCTAAAGAGGAAGAAGTAGTAAAGTCAACTTTATTTGGAATGTAAAAGAAATTAGAGTTATTAATATTAGATCTTATTTGCATTCCTTCAGCAATAGTAACTGCGTAAGTAAAATCTGGAACAATAGTACCGGCATCATTTGCAGATGGAACTTGTTGATAAACTTCAAGATCAGCTACCGCAGCAGAAGTAGTCTTTGGTCTATAACCTAACATGTAAGCCATAGAGTACAAATTGCCCTTTTGTTTTGCATATTGTAAGAAAGTCTCTTGTAATTGATTGTCCAAATAGAAAGATAAAACGTCTCCAACATAAGCCGCCATTTCAATGAACATAGAACCTGGTGAGGCCTGAGTAAAATCGTTATAGACCGTAGGATAATACGATTTGGCATATTCTATTAAGTCCGACTTAAACGAACTAAAATCTTTATTGAGATATTTTACATCTGTACTGTTTGGCATCTTTATACGTTTTGTATGGTCAATAACACTTCGTCTGACTCTTTTGTATTTCTAATATTATAACTAAATTCTATATTAATGGCTCCTATATTAACGTCCGATGTAACCACCAAATTAACTATATTAACGTTTGGAAAATTAGATTCTATTTGACTAATTAACATTGTTCTTAGATCGTCAGTAGTATTTGTTTCCAATTGCTCGAATAAGAACGACCTTAATCCAGCTCCAAAATTAGGACTAAAAGGTCTTTCTCTAGGATCAGTTAACAAGAAGTTAATCAGGTTATATTTTGTTTGATCCTTTGTACTATAGACAGTATCGAAAACGTTCAACGCAGAAAAAGGTATTTTAACTCCTATGCCTGTGGATGGACGTAAATCAAGGGGCGATATTTTTCTAGCGTTGTATGCCATTAGATAGCGCCTTTAGCTTTTAATTTACTCATTAAATCAGAAAAGTCTGGAACTTCATTTATTTGTACCATGCTTATATCCGAGCTAGGTCTTGCTGTTGCCAACATACCGTTAACGTCTCCTACGGCCACTTGCTTTGGTTGAAAGAAACTGGTTGGATCTATGCCTATCGAATCAGGACCAATGTCCGAAGTGTTAAAAGACATATCGTCCATATCACTCATTGCCATCGCAGTCTCGTTTAACATATTTGCCAAAGGATTGCCTGCGAAGTTGGGTGTAGGGCGCACTGGTTGTGTGTTTAGTGTGCCTGGTATAGCCATTTTAGGTCGCTTAGATTCTTTTATAACCTCTTTAGGAGCGCTCGAGGACTGACTCTCCTTTAAAATGGTAGGCATTTCTTGGCGAATCGCTTTTGCAACCTCTTCCCTTATTAGCCTTCTAAGTAAGTCTACTTGATTTGTTTTTGCCATATTCTATAAATATTGGTTTTATAATATTCCTTTTTACTTATAATTTTGACTTGAATTAGAACTTCCTCCAGAGTAAGATCCTCCACTGCCTGCATAAGTTACCGGTGTTCCATTAGAACTTGCCGCTTTACCTCCTGTGGCAGCTGTAGAAGTTTGAGCCGCTTGATTGGTATTGTTTACCGGTTGACCTCCCTCTAATTGTTTTATTTCGGCTTCAAGTTTTTTGATTTCTTCTTCGTTCTTTTTTATCTTAGGATCTAAAACTTTTTTGGCCAAGGCAATAGCTATAGGACCTAAAAGTAATGAAGCGGCCCTTTCTTTTTTCCAAGTTGAGATCTGTTCTTTTAAGTCAGATATCTTATTTTTCTTTTCTGCGATAGCTTCTTTGTTTGCTTGTTTTGCAGCTAGCTTTCCGCCGTACTTTCCTGAAGGATCTGCTTGTTTTAAGTTATTTGCAAGATCTGATGATGATTTCGCCATCATCTTTCTCATTCTCTTTCTTAATTTCTTACCGCCTTTAATGCTATTAATAAATCCATTAAGACCCAAACCTGTTGGTGGATCCTCGTCTTCGCTATCAGGATCGTCGTCTCCAGATTCAAAGTCCATAAATTCTACGTCGTCTATTGAAATGTCTTCGTCAATTAAGAAATTCATAGACTCTTCCATTACTGAAATATCACTGGCTGAGAATCCAGAAAATCCTAAGTTAGGTTGATTTCCACCGTTTTGATTTTTTTGACCTTCTAAATTATTTTGTTTTCTTCTTGCGTCTTCTGATAAGAAAGAATCTAAGCTATTTCCGAAATCGTCTCCAGCAATATTCGTTGTCATTGAGTCCAATCCAGTGCCAATTCCATCTACACTAGCATTAGAAATAGGCACATTTAAAGGAGTGCCATTAGCGTTAGTACCGTTAATAGCGGAAGATTGATTATTTGAAGCTATTCCACCTAAACCTAAAGTTTGAGATGAGCCTCCATTTTGGTTTATATTTTGACCCTGCTTAGAAGCTGCTAAATCTCCAAGACCAGTAAGAGATGGATTCGTTAAACCAGTAGTTCCAGTACCTCCATTTGCGTTTGTTCCGCCCAATCCGTTTAGTATTAAATTAGATTTTTGAGAGTAGCCAAGCGCATTCGTATTCACTAAACCTGAAGCCAGTAATTTTGCCTTTACTTCAGCAATAATTATTTTATCGTCTGAAGCGTAGGTTGCATCTGATTGAGTAGCTATTATTCCATTTGCATCGATAGCAATGCCGTATCTTCTTCTTAGTGTTATTTCTGTATCAACAGATTGTTCAGTTAATATTTCTATAGTGTAAGGACCAAACTTATTATTTTTAGCATTCTTTTTATCGAAGTAATTATTTAAGAACTCTAAAAGTCTAAGCGCTCTATCTCTAATAAGGTCTCTTACATCTTTTAATTCATTCATTAGAGCTGGATCTATATAAGCTCCGTTTCTTCTTGCGTTTAATTCGCTAGCATCAGGAGTTACGCCTATTACACCAAATCCATTTCCACCGGCGTTAGGATCTAACACACGACCAGAAATATTTGTATTAGAAGCTTCGTTTCCTCGGCCTCTTAAATTACTAAGTCCGCTAGCGTTGCCGCCGCTACCTCCTGCTGCGCCTCCTCTTCCAGCTCCACCAGCACCACCAACTCCAGATCTGTTAGTTGGATTAATATTAAAACCTCCACCAGCTAATTGATCTAAACCGTATTGATCTAATTCCGATTGTAAAGTTGAAGGATCGTCTAATAATTCGTTGGGATCAGAATAACAAGACTCTATATTGAATATTAAAGCTGTAACTTTTTCTGATAAAATAAATAATTTAGTAACTAGGCTACTTAAAAACTTAATGATAAGTTGTAAAAGTTGATTAATTTGTTTTAATCTTTTTAAGAACATTAAAAATCCTTTCTCTTTAATGATCTCTTGTAGTGTATCGGCTACTGTAGTAGTTACACCGACGGTAGTAACTAAGTTAGGAATGGGAATTCCAAAAAAGAACTTTCTTAAAATCCAAAATATTTTTACTAACAACAAGAATAGAGATATGATTTTACTAAAGAAAGAAATAACTCTAAGTATTTGATTAGCAATTCTTATAATGACTCTACATACATCTATAATAGTTTTTAAGAACGGAATTATTTTCTTTGGATCTATTATTTTAGAGATCATTTTAATGAACTTAGAAATCTTACCGTCTAAAAATCTATCGGCTAAATTAATTGCTCCAGTAACAGAAGTTAAATTTTGTATTGATATCGCTATAGTTCTAACATCGTCTATCTTTTTTAATGCTTTTTGTACGTCTTGACTTGGAAAATTTCTAACGTCAGAGTATTTGTTAAATACGCTATAGACGTCTTCCAAGAAATTAGAAAACAGCTGTAATTCAGGAAACGCCGCTACTAGTTCAACGTCTCTTAGTCCATCTTTGCCCACTAATTCTCTAACTTGTTGAATTTGAGAATTGCCTCGTAAAGACTCTTGAACAGATAAACCGGAAGCCTCTTGCTCTATTTGTTGTTCTGGACTTAATTCTTGCGTAGGCTCGATTCCTAAAACCTCTTCTAATATGCTTCTTACTTTTTTTATCAAACCAACCAAAGCGTTTTTCTTTTTAGAAGTATTATTGTCTCCATATGCAGAATAAAAGTCGTCTATTAATACTTGTACTTGATAGGCTCTAAGTTGTATCTCGTATTTTTTTCTAGCTAAAGGATCATCAGATTTTGGAGATACATTAGGATCAAACTTCTTACCTCCAGGTATTTGATTCAATGCATAATCTAAAATATTACACATGTCAACTTCTAGCAATTTGTCCATTACAAAGAATATGCCCTTATCCAAAGTCTCTTTAAAGCCGGTCATTGGGTTAACTGAACCAGTATCTTCTGTTGCAGCAATTTCAAATTTACCGAAAAAAAGATCGTCCATCTTTGCTCGTATTTCATTTATAGTCTGACCGGCTACTATAATTGCTTTTTCAATTCCTTCTGCAGTATTGGCATCTGCATTTAATATATTAGAATTAGAGTTTAAGTCTTTTATGGACTGTTGATCTTTATCAGAAAGTTTTTCAAAATCAGTTTTAGGACGGATATTAGGGGCCGTAGTAGGAAGGTTAGCTGGTGGTGGTTTAATTATTAAATTGTCTCCCATTATTTTGTATATACTACTTTTGAAAGATTAAATGCAGCCATAGGATCAACTCCTCCGCCTGTTACTTGATTGTTTACGGCTTGTGCGGCTTTTAAAAGCAAAGGGCCCGCCCATGCCAATTTGGCCATAGACCCGGGAACATCTGACTCTGACATACTGCCTAAAGATTTTCCGAGATCTATTAATGATTCGCTCAATCGTAGTAAGATTTGATTTGTTTTGTAACCCAATAAAACAGGTTCCATTCCAATCATAGTACTGGGATCTATTTTACTGCCTAGACTAATTTTAGGTGCGTTGATATAAACCTCAGCTCTGGCATCTACGTGTACTTCGCCGCCAGAAGAGATGCCTACGTTTTTCTTTCCGAATAAAAATACACCATCGTTTTTAGCGTGTACAATAACTCTACCGCTACTTACAATTATCTGTTTGCCTTTATATGGAAATTCTGGAACGTACATTAGTTATTTCTTATTGCTGTTGAATCTTGTTGTTGAGCCGATAAAATATCGTTAGAAGTAGGTGCTTGTTCTATTTCTAGTATTGTTTGAGATTGTTTTGATAAAGCTTTTCCGTAAGAGTCAAAAGGAAAATTTACTAGATCTTCCAAAACTATTTTTTGAGAAGAGGTTAAGTATATGGAAGAATCATCTTTATTAATGTCCTCTATAGTTGCTGCAAATGGATCAGTATCTGCAGGTTGTCCTTGACCGTTTCTAATAATAGTTATAGGATCTCCAGTGCTTCCAGCTTCTGACCATGAGTTTAAAGCTTTTAGTCCTTTTACTGTGCTTCCAAATCTTATTGATTGACCAAACCTTGATTCTAAAATAATGTCTCCTTCGAAAGGCCTTAAAGTTTTTATCTTTTCGTTCTCTATAAAAGTTCTACCCAAAGGCAGTCTAAATGTCAAAGTATTTGTTTTTCCCTGAAACTCTGGTCTTGAACTGGCTTTGCTTACATATTGACCATACTCTTCCATGTTAGGAAAAGCATTGTGATTGACTCCATTCCATAAAGCGTAAGGAGGAAAGTAGAAAAGCTGTTTAGCATTAAAGTCGTTGTTCAAATCAGGAGAAGGTCCGCTCATAATCAAAACAATTTCTCCCAATAAAGGGTATTGTTTTATGAAGCTAAATATTGGGAACGCAGGTTCAGTTACTTGTTTTAATTTTGATTCGGATAAATTAGAATACATTATTTCGTATCTTATTTTACCGACATCTTTCCAACTAGTAAAATCAGGGTTAGGTTCTAATACGTCTCTAACAGCAGGAAGACCATCAGGAGAAATATATGCCTGTATGGATCTTGTAAAAGGTCCTTGCACAATGGATTTAACTCGACCAATTATGAAGTATTGGCCAAATTTACCCGATTTGTCGGCTTTAAAACTGTTACCGAATATACTCATTATGCTTTTGGTAATTGTTTAGCTCCGTTTCCTATTGAAGTTACCTCACTCATTAACTGTTCTATGTCTTTCTCGGATAAAAGGCCTCCATCTTCAACAGATTTGTCTTTGGCCTCTGCAGACTTTTGGAAAGCGCTAAGTATTTTCATTAAAACTTCGTCGTTCTTAAGGCTAGAATCCAATAAGCCCTTAATCATGGGTACCAAAACGATAGCATCGCCAGGTCCTTCAATCATATCTGCCAAACGTAATATCTCTGATTTTATTGTTGAGTCCTGAGACTTGTGTTTATTATATACCTCTTCCACCAAATGCGCCAAAGTCTTGCCTGGGAAGATTTCCTTTTCTAGTTCCATAGGATTTTATAAATAAATATTACTGGTCTACGTTTTCAATATGGTGATCCAGTACTTCCTTGTATATCACTTTTAGCTTTTTGATCACCTTTGTAATAGTATTGGACTGACAGTCCGTGATCTCTTTTATGTATATGAATAGCGCTTTCTTATTGAATATGTCTATGTTTTCTCTCTTTTTAAATACCTCCAAGATAGCATCAGCAACCTTAATCTCGCCTTCTTTGTCAAATAGTGTAGTTAGGTTATCGTCTACATGCTTTATGAATTGATCTATTACAGAGACTCTATTAATATCAGAAGACTCAGGCTCAAGTATTAAAGTTTCATGGGTGCTATTAGCATTGTCGATCTCTTCTACTTGTATCTTAGAAACCATTTTTTTGTAGTTCTTTTGGTTGTAGATGATCAAGTATCTCTTTGCAATAGTGCCAAAATAGGAATACGCCTTGCCCTTTGATTGATCGTAAAGGTGCAATTTTTGTAAAAGAAAAGATATTACTTCAAATTTGAGATCCTCTATATTATCTACTTCTGTATAATAGAATTTAAAAGTATGAATAATGTTTTCTGCTAATTTATAGAACGCGTAGTGAATCTCTTTATTGTATATCTGATTCGCAATGGCTTGATTTGACGCGGCTCTATATCTTAAGATGGCCTCTTCTGTTTCTGAAGTAAAGTAAACATTTTTTGTTTTTGGTTTTCTTATTCTAGGTGTACCTTTGATGGTAAGACCCATATCCGGTTCCGGCTCAACCATTAATTCTTCTGCCATGATTTATTTTCTTCCTGTAAATTGTTGAACTCTAGCTTGGATTGCTTTTATGGTTTCAAAAAGTTGTAGCAACTCTGGGTCGGATTGTACCCACATTGTCATATCGATCTTGTTTACTAATCCGTTAAAATCGTCTGTTAATGCTAAAGTGTCATTAACGAAGCTGCTTTGATTAAGTACGATCTCTTCTAATCTTTTATTTTTTTTATAAAGATTGTATACTATTGCACCAAAAATTGTGCCAAACCATAGTACTATTGCAATTATTCCTGTCATTTTAATTAAATTTGTGTTTCAACTCTGCTTGCCATTAAATCGGCTTGGTGAAGAATGTAAGGTAAGTTACATTTTAATTCAACGTCAGAGCTGTATGTTATATAATAAGGTTTGTTGGCCTCTTCGTAAAGACCATCGTGTAACTTGATTGCTAAGAATTCATTTTCAGTAACCGGTATGTTTGCTTGCTGTAAGTAGTACAAACTTCTATCAGCAACTCTCATATGAGTCATGTTAGTGTTTATCTTAAAATAAGCGCCTTGCTTTTCTACATGCCAAGAAGAGTCGTTAGGAAGGTAGAAAGGCTCTTCATTAGTACCCATTTTACCGAGGTCATGATTAATTGCAGAGAATACTAATTCTTCAATGGTATAAGTTTTCTTCTGACCAAAGCGTTCCCATACTTTATCTAGTACTAGAGAAGCTTCAACAACTCTATTAACATGATCTACATATCCACCAGCAAAACAGTTGTGGTGACTAAGTTTAGTAGATGCTGGGCTAATAGCTAGAGTAACTTCTATGCCCTTATAGAATTCAAGTAGCTTGTCCTGTCTGTCTCCAGTTGGAATGTACTTTGTAATGTAACCATAGAACTTACCTAGGTTCTCAAGGATTTGTTCCTCTGTTAGTTTTTTCATAACTTTTATTTTTGATTAAGTGTCGTGTTCAGTGTTGATTAGGTGCTGCACTTCGTTTATCTTGTCTTGCATCTTTTCTAAAGTCTCTTTTAACTCTTGTGGAGGACGCAGTTGGGAAATTTGCGAACTTTGGTACATTATCATGTTTACCAATTCGCCTAGTTTTTTAGTGATTAATTCTTTGTATCTCATATTGTTAATTTAATAATTTTTTATCGTATCTATGATATTATCTATCGAGTACATTCCCATCGTTGATATCTTGTCAGATACCACTTTTATTTTGCCTATGTGCTTGTAATCTTCAGCAATGTAAAAGATTTTGCCTTCCAGATTAACCATTGGATATGAATCGGTACCAGTAACTTCTTCTATGTTATCGCACATACTAGGATACTCTTCGCAAGGAATAGCTTCGTACTCGATTTTTAAACTATCTAAGGTAGTCTTTAATTTTTTACATTTATCGCAACCATCTAAAATGTATATTTGCAAATTAGTCTTCTTCATAATCATCAAATTCAGGGTCTAATGTCTTCATTGTCTCAATCCAAAGTGCCTTTTGATCGTCAGTCATATTTTCAAATTGCATACTTAGATATATGTACAAAGCTTGTATTTCCCCTTGGGTTAAATTCTCCCTCTCTTCTTGCTGTATGTTTAGTAGTTTAGTTAGATCCATATGTCTGCTGTAGTTTTTCCCCCTGTTATAGAAGGTTTTAAAAATAATTATTTTGTAGGATAATAAAAAACTTAAGTTTTAAGTGTGCTCAACAAAGATTAAATTTTTTTATTCAAAAAGATTTTAGTATATTAGATCAATGGAGAACGAACAATTGGTTTTAGGTCTTTTAGAATCTGTACTTGGAAAGGGAAAACCCGATAAGAACAAGAAGGATCATGCATTCCATTGCCCTATTTGCAATCACAAGAAACCAAAGTTAATCGTTAACATTTTTACGGGTCAATACAACTGTTGGACCTGCCACCCGGCCACAAAAGGCAAAACTCCCGTTTCTTTATTTAAAAAGCTAGGAGTGGAGAAAGAGAGAATGATCGAGATGAAGGGCTACTTCAAAGGCGATCGCACTAAGATAGAAGACACAGAAATAACTCGCGTATTTTTACCAAAAGAATTCATTTCAATGACCGAAAACGATAAGTCATTGGAATATCGTCGCGCAACAGTTTACCTAAAAAATAGAGGCATCAACGAGTCCGATGTAAGAAAGTACAACATTGGATACTGCAAAGAAGGTCGTTACAGAAATAGAGTTATTGTGCCTTCTTACGATAAAAACGGTCAAGTAAATTATTTTATTGCTAGGTCTTTCGAAAAGGAACCGTATCAAAAGTACGACGCACCATCTGTAAACAAAACAGAAATCATAGGACTAGAATATCATATCAACTGGACAGTACCGGTTATACTTTGCGAAGGCATATTCGACGCAATTGCTATTAAAAGAAATGTTGTTCCATTATTCGGTAAAAGTATTACAAAGGCACTGATGTTGAAACTTGTGGAATCTCAAGTAAAAACAGTATATTTGGCACTTGATAAGGACGCACTCAAAGAAGCGCTTACTTACTCTGAACAGTTGATTAATCTTGGAAAAGAAGTTTACCTAATAGAATTAGACGGTAAAGATCCTTCTGATCTAGGATTTACGAGCATGACAGAATTATTACAAAAAGCAAAACCATTGACATTCGGAGAATTAATGCTCAGAAGAATGAAAATGAACTAAAAAGATGACAAAATATTTCGACAACGTAGAGAGCCTTTCTAGGATCTTTCACATATCAGACATACACATACGAAACTTCAAGAGACACGACGAGTACAGACGAGTCTTCTCTAAACTTACCAATTACGTTGCAAACAGTTTCGACAAACAAAGCCTGATCTGTCTGACGGGCGACATAGTACACGCGAAGACCGATGTCACTCCAGAACTTGTAAACGAGGTTCAAACATTTCTAAAAAACTTGGCAGACATCGGTCCCGTGTTACTTATTCCTGGTAATCACGATGCTAATCTAAACAATGCACAAAGAATGGATGCGTTAACTCCAATCGTAAATGCATTGGATCATCCTAACTTGCTCTACATTAAAGAAACAGAAGCATTCAAAATTGGAGATAGAACGTTTGCACATTGGTCTGTATTCGACGATTGCGAGAACTTTATTAACGCAAATCAAATAGAAGAAGACTACAAGATTGCTTTGTACCATGGACCGGTAAATGGAACTACTACTGAAGGCGGATTCGGGCTATTCAATAACGACGTTGAAGTAGAAAACTTTGATGGGTTCGATATTGTTTTATTGGGAGATATACACAAGACACAATTCTTAAACGAAGCAAAAACTATTGGATATCCTGGTTCTTTGATTCAACAAAATCATGCTGAGTCTCTGGATCACGGCCTATTTGTTTGGGATTTGGATACAAAATCAGCTGAATACGTTAAAATAGACAACGATACTGCTTTTTATACAATCGAAGTCGAGAATGCTATTTACAATCCATTGCCAGATTCTTTGCCTCAAAATCTTTATCTAAGAGTAAAGTATAAGAACACCAATCAATCTGAAATAAAGAGCATTATTGCTGATATTAAACAGCAAAAAAATGTTATTGAGGTTTCTATGCAAAAGATAAAAGACTTCACTAACTCTTCCAACGATAATAGAAAACTTAATGTTCACGATGTTAGGGACATAGAATATCAAAACAATATATTAGCGCAATTTCTTAAGGACAAGCTAGATTTAGACGACCAAACTATTAAAGACGTTTGCGAAATCAATCGTAATATCAACAACGCTCTACCTAAGTTGGAAGTGCCAAGAAACTCTATGTGGCTTCCAAAGACTTTCGAGTTTGAAAATATGTTTAGCTACGGTAAAGGCAATTTTGTAGACTTTACTAACATGACCGGAACTTATGGGCTGTTTGCTCCTAATGCTAGCGGAAAATCTACACTGCTTGACTCTATTACCTATTGTATCTTTGACAAATGTTCTAAGACAACAAAGTCCGCACAAGTCATGAACAACAATTCTGACTCTTTTTCGTGCAAATTAGTCTTCGAATTAAATGGGTTGGAGTATACAATATCAAGAAAGGGAAGCAAGCAAAAACTTGGTAATGTAAAGGTAAATGTTGACTTCTACTATAAAGACGAAGAAGGCAATAAAGTTTCTTTGAACGGTAAAGAGCGTAACGATACAAATAAAAGCATTCAGAATTTACTTGGTAACTACGAAGACTTCATACTCACAACGCTGTCTACTCAAAACAACAACACTGGATTTATTGATATGAACCAGAAGGAAAGAAAAGATTTGCTTTCACAATTTTTGGACATCAATGTGTTCGAAGAGCTGTATATTTTGGCCAATAACGAGATGAGAGAGGTAAGTGTGTTATTAAAGGAATATCAAAAAGAAGACTACCACCAATTGTTTAAGAAGGCCGAGTTTGACGAAGAAACTTTTGAGATAGCTTTAGACGAGGCAAAAGAAGAGAAGAGAAAAACAGAAGAAAAGAGAGATGAGTTAAACGAGTCCATACTAAATTATACTAAGAGATTAATTCCAATAGATAAAGACATTGTAGATATTGATGGATTGGAAGATCAAAAGTCTACTATAGAAATTGGTATTGCAAAGATAGTTGATTATATAGATACCAATTCTGGATCTATTAATCACGTTGATAAGAAAATAGAAGAGTTAAATGCTAAAACCATTGGCAGCAAACTAATCAAAGACATTAACTTAGAAGATTATAGTCAGAAGTTAAAAGATTTTGAGTTAGATACTAAACAATTAGGTAACAAACAATTAGAATTACGTCAAGCCAACACGCATCTACAGAACAGCAGAAAGAAAATGGTCAAGTTGGCCGAGCTTAAGTATGATCCTAATTGTAGTTTTTGTATGGACAACGTGTTTGTAAAGGATGCCATTGAAACTAAGAACTCCATAGAAGCAGAAGAGCTAGCCGTAAAAGATTTGGAAACTCAAGTAGAAACTTTAGAAGCCCAAATAAAAACAAACTCTAAAGCGGTAGAAATTAAAGCGACCAAAGATCAATACAACAAAGATTTACAAGAATTAGAGTCACAAAAGAATAGGTTAAACGCAGACGACAACAAGTTAAATAAGAAGTTAAATGATAGCAAGACTTTATTATCGACGATAGAATCAAAGATAACTGCACACAATCAACAAGAGCAAGCAATCGAAACCAATAAGCAACTTAACGAATCAATAGACAACGTTAAAGCCGATTTGAAAATTATTGAGAAGGACTTACAGACAAAAAACGATTCAATAGCGGATATTACTGCAAACAAAAGATTGGCAGAGAACTCCAAGATCAAGTACGAGAAAGCGATAGAGAAATTAAAGGACTTGGAAGCAAAATCAAAAGACTATCAATACTATTTACAAGCAGTTCACAGAGACGGTTTACCTCACAGACTAATTGCAAATACAATACCACAGATTGAGGACGAAATCAACAACATCTTGTCGCAATTGGTGGATTTTGCGGTAGTTTTACACGCTGACGATAAAAATATAAACGCATACATAGCTTATGATGAAGATAATTTTTGGCCTTTGGAACTTACTTCAGGCATGGAGAAGTTCGTTGCAAGTTTGGCTATCCGAACCTCTCTTATCAACGTATCCACTCTTCCTAGGCCAAATTTTGTGGCAATAGACGAAGGCTTTGGAGCGCTTGATCAGACTAACCTGAGCTCAATGGTCATGCTATTTGACTACCTTAAGACACAATTTAAGTTTATCATGATCATATCCCATATTGACTCTATGAGAGACGTGGTAGATCACCATATTGAGATCAACAAAGTCAATGGTAGATCCAAGATAGAACAAACAGCTTAGATATTTATTACCAAACTGTTCTC